TCCTTAGAATTTGAGATATTGGCAAATGATATTCCATCGCCTTTATTTATGTTGTAATCTCTTGTACTTCTGCCTTTATAAATACTATAATCCACTTCTCCTGTGGACTTTTTATCTAGCTCGTTTACATCTTGTTGCATATTTAGCCAAGCTATACCCTTATATTTCCATTTTTTTTCTGGTTCTCCATGATCTTCTATTTCTTCATACTCTGATATATATACTTTCGTTAAGTCTCGTAATAACATTATCTAATCCTCCTTAATCCTGATTTAATAATATCATTTCTTAACTTATCTATAATATCTTCAAATGATGTTGAAATAGAGCCCTCATTTCGACTTGTTAAGCCTTCTGCACCTCTTGAAAGGTAAATAGCCTTTGTAGCTTTTTTTATATATGGAAATAACTTTGCATCATCTTTTTGTCTGTTGGAAATATCAGAGGCAATAGAGCTTACTTCCTCTAATATTTCACTTAGAACTTCTTCATCGTCTTTATAATTAGCTCCTAAGTCGGCTATTATTTTATCTATATTACTGGTTTCTGCCATTTCTATTGCCTCCTTAATTATTCTTGTGGTAAAAGAGCTACTAAATCTTTCTTTTTAGCATTTTCTTCAAAAGCAATTCCTTTTTCATTTAAAATTGCTTTTATTTCTTCTACTGTTAACTCTTTTTTAGTTTCTTTTACCTCTTTATTTATTTTTAATCCTATAAATGTTGACATTTTTTACCTCCTGATCTTCATATGTGCAGTATACACCTGCTAATTTGTTTTCATATACATGTCCATATAAGTTGTTGTTTCTATATTTAAATACGTTGCTATCTCCATTTTGGTCTTCATCTGGTGTAAAGTATTTAATGAATTGGTCCATAGCTGTAACAACTGCAGATTTTTCAACACATAAGAAATTTATATCTTTTCCACCTTCAATCAATTCATAATAATCTGATGTTGAAGGGTTTCCTGATGGAGAACTTACTTTTGAATAAGTTCCAGCACTTTCTGTGTAATATGCCTTTCCTGATACTACAGCTGTATCTTTTGACTTAATATATGTGTCTTTTGCTTTTTGGTATCCATAATTTTCTTTTCCACTGTTTAATGTTACTGCTGTATACATTCTTGTTTGTGGAACTTCAATTATTGTTGCAAATCTTTCTAATACTTTCTTTGATTTTGTTGTATCTAAATCATCAATCATTCCTTTTAATGTAGGTGTTATGAATAAGATTCTATTTTCTGTTGAAACTTCATCCTCATCCATTTTATTTGTACATGCTCTTAATGCACTTACAACTCCTGCACCATCAGAAATTGTTTCTTTCTTTCTTGATATTCCATCTACTCCTGCTATTTTTGCTATTCTTGCTGCATCAGTTTCTGGAACAACTTTTGTTCTTACAAATTCTCCAGATAATCTTGCGAATGGTAATCCTAATGCTTCTTGATTGTCTAATCTGTCAATTCTTAAATCTTGACTTCTTTCTTTATCATATTTTACTGTTTCCCACTTAAAACTTGTTGAACCTTTTGTGTATCCTGAATTTCTGTCAAAGTCTCCTAAACCATCCATATCTAGTTTAGCTACTTTAATTTCTCCATTTAATCCTTTTTGTACTGTTGTTTCGTCTCCATCTAATATAGATGTTTTTGCTTCATTTTTATATACTTCATCTAGTTTTGGTAAGTATATTGTTGATAATTCAATATTATTCATTGTTTATTCTTCCTTTCTTACTTTAATCCCATTGCCTTTCTTATTGCTTCATCAGCACTTGACTTATTACCAGATGGGTCTGGATTGTATGGTGGCTTTTCTTTTGACCACTCATTTACTGCTTTCTCAACAATTCTGTCTTGAATTGATTTTATAAGCTTTGTCTTTTCTTGTAATTGCTCTGCTGTCATATTTTCATAATCAAAAAGATTTAAAAATTCTGGGTCAAATGCTGTGTCTTGTGTTGTTGCTATTTTTAGAGCTTCATCTTTTAAGTCTCTAGCATTTAACTTTCTTTGCATTGCTTCATAATCTTTTTGTTGCTTTTGCAATTGATATTGCAATTTTTGTGTTTCATTCATTTGAGCTAATTTTTCAGCTTCTGTTTTTTCAGTATCTCTTTCTAACTCCCATTGCTTTCTTGCATTCTCAATAGCAGTTTTATTAGAATTTGATACTCTAGAATCTAAAAAAGATTGAAGTCCTTTATCAGTTTTTATAAGTTCTTCATAATTTACTTTTTCAGTTCCTTTTTCTGTTCCCTTTGAGTTCTCTGCCTCAGAGTTAACAGTTTGATTATTTTCTTGTTCCATTTGTTCCTCCTCGCCCCTTTAGTGCTCTGCCTAAAGTTGCTATAAATTATTTTGTTTATTCTATAAAGCCTAACTACAAGTAAAACGGCATAAAAAATAGACGTACGTCTACGTCTAAAAATTTATAATTATAAAATGTTAATAACTTATTTATTATTTTCGTTCTTTGCTTTCATATATCCATCAGCAAAATTATATTTAAATACCCATATAACAGGTCTAAATATTGTAATTATAGTCCAATACCAAGTTGGCATTTGTAATTTAATACTTAATATTAGAACTAATAACCACATATTATTTTTCCTCCTTTAAGAAAACTTTTTTCATTCCTTCAAAATCTTTTGAAATAAAAAATCTTTCTATCTCTATTACAGGTTTTTCACTTACTTTCTGTGTAAATTTCACTTCGGTTACAAATTCTATTTTATTTTCATTTATGAATATATCAGTTATTCCACCGTTGCTTTTTATTTCTAACGTGTCGCCTTCTTCTATAATATATTTTTCCATTACTTTTAGTGGCTTTTTTTCTTGCATCATTTTTTAACCTTCTTTCCATAATAAAAGCACCTACTTTTTAGTAAGTGCTTATGGTTTAATATTTCCTATAATTTCAGTTGTACCTTTCAACATGTTCGCAACCTTCTTCATTATAGAATTTTCTTTTAAATATTCTAGTCCTTTCAATGTGATTTCAAAATTAATTAATCCTGTATAGTCAAGTGTTTGGATTAATTTTCCTTTTATATATCCTTCTTCATACAACATTAATAATATTTTATTATATCTTTCTTTTGAAATTTCATCCTGCATTGTTTTATAAATGTTCCCACTGTCAAATTCTTCATAATCCATTGCTTTTTCTAACATTGATAAAATTTTATATATTATTTTAAAATCATTATTTGTACTCATTTTCGTTTTTCCTTTCTTATTTGAACTGGACTTTGTATGCTATCATATTTATTAGTTAATTCTTCTATTTTTGCTTTTATTCTCTTATCTATTTTATTAATGTCAAATCCATTAGGATATATCTTCATTAATTCTTTGTCTAAATCAATAATATATTCTTTTTTTAACAAATCTTGAATTTGTTTTTCTGTCATTTTAAGACCTCCTTGATATAATTATACAAATCTATATCTTTTCTTTTTAATAACTTATTTTTTTCAAAATAGCATCTAAATCCTTCAGAAAAATATTCTCCTAAGGTTTTAGGATTAAATGTAAAGTCTAAATAATTTAATTTGTAATTTCCATCTATATCTTGTTCATACACTCTTCTTTGATACTCTGAAATGAATTTGTTTCCATCTAACCAAAACTCATATTCTTTTCCATATCCATTTATATTGTCCGTATGTATTTCTTTAATATTTAAACCATTTTGTTGTATTTCTATGTATTTTTTATCATGTAATAGATCTAGTTTTGTTTCTATCACATGTCCAATTTCATGCAATATTTCATATTCGTTACTATCATTTAATAAATGTATTATATTATTTTTTCTATCATAATAACTATTATTTTTTGATATTTCAAAGGTCGTATCATTTATAAGTTTTTGAATTTTCGTTGGCAACTTGCTTATTGCTTTCTTTATATTACTATCTAGATTTTTACTATTAGTATAATCGTTTTTTCTTATATAATCAACATTATTATACTCTGTTTTTTCTTGTTTTTCAACTGGTGCCACATATCTTATAGTACTCCTGCACCAATGCCAATAGTACATTATTGGAGGTAAATTAATACCTGGTACTAACCCTTTTACCCTAACTGGCATAAGTTTAATATCTTTCTTGCTGTTTCCCCAATATCTATCAAACTTATTCTCTTTATTAATATAAAATCTCATCATATTCATTGATTGACACATCTCAGTACTATGTTCATCAGTTACTGCCCAAAATTCAACTTGTGCATTATCATCTGCATTTAATTTTATTCCTTGTACTTTTGCTAAATTGTTTAGTCCTATCGCTTGCAAATCCGCTACACCTGAGATTTTATCATTATTTATATTAAGTTTTTGATTGTTTTGTCTGTTTATTATTGTTTGAAACTCACTAGAATCGATTTCTAGGTCTTTTTGTTGTTGCATGTTTAGAATTGCTTGTTTATATATTTGTTGTGCATTATATTGCATTGTTGTTTCAATGTATTGTTTCCAAGTTAGTCCACTATAATTTGGTTGGTCTAATAATGCAAGAAATAAAGCCATCGCTAATATTGATGGCTTTTTCTTTTTATTGACTTCTTGTTGACCTTGTTCATAATAATAATTTGCATCTTCATACATTATTTGTTTTTCTTGTTCTTCAAGTTTGCTTTGTTCCTCTATATATACACTATAAATGAGCAATTCTAGTATTTCACTATTCTTTACTCTTGTTCGATTGTAAATATTATTTGCTAATACACTAAAATAATTATTGTTTTTTAGTAGTCCTTGTTCTTTCCAACCGCTCTATATATGTATTTATTCTTTTTTTAGTCTTATTGTCTGCTATATCATATATATTTTCTGATGTAAAGTTAAATGTATCAAATAATTCTTGTAATTTGTTTTGAGTTTGTTTTGATGTTTTATTATATAGTTGTTTTAATTGTTTCATATAGTTATCGTGTTGTTCCCACATATAAAACACCTCTATTCTTCTTTATTGATTTGTTTATTAACTACTTTAGTTTGCTCTTTCTTGTTATCTACTGTTAATTTTTGTGCTTTTTGTGTGTCTGTTAAATCTGTTACTTTGTCATTTTGATTATTATTTTCTTTACTGTCTTGTTCTGTCTCTTTCTGTCCAAGCATTTGCATTTGTTCTAAGTTTTTCTGTATATTTTCTTGATTTTGTTTGTCTACTTTTTCTAGTTCTGAATTACTATCTAAGTCATCTGGTAACATATCAATTATACTTGCATCGCTTAACAATCCTCTTAATTTTAATGCTCTTGTGGTTTCTGTATCCTTATCTGTTGGTAGATTTCTTTGTAAATCTATTTTTATGCTTCTAAAATCATAGGATTTGTGTTTTCTTTTATTTATTCTGTCTATAATTGTTTCCCATCTTCTTAATATAGCCTGTTTAAAGTGTTTGTCTGCATCTGTTATCATTTGCTCTAATGCAAAGAATTTTCTATCTAATGCACTAGCATTATCTGCATTTGTAAATCCTAAATCTGTTATGTTAGGTACTCCACTGATCATGGCTATTAAGTCTATTAATGTCTTTTTATGATTTTCTAGTGCTGTATCTTGTACTGATTTTTCAACCCAAGCAATATCTCCTGAATTGTCTGGTGTATAGAACACTTGCATTTTTAATAGTGCTTTATCTTCCTCTTCTCTTGCCTTATTAACTACTTGCTTAGGCTGTCCATTTTCATCTAATTCTGGATTGCCATCTTTATCTAATTTTGTCGTCATTAATTCGTTTTGTGGGGTAAAACCTGTTATCTTTAGTTTAGCATCGTCATTATATTGAAATGTATTTCTACTATTTTGTATTACTCTTTCATAAGCACAAATTAAAGAGACTACCAATTCAAAACTTGATAATCCCATTTCATTTTCTATTGCTATGCAAGGAAGCATATTCCATTTACTTTTTTCAAATTTTTCTTTATTTTCTTGTAATTTTGCATAATCATTTGGTGTTGGAGAATAATATCTTTTACCATTTATTGTTGTTAATTCAACTATTGTTATGTCAGCACCATTTTTATCCCTTTCAGTCCACTTTCTTAGTTGCCCTATTTGTTTTACTGGTGTTGAATAATCAAATATTCCTATTGTATTCAATGCACTTTGTTTTGTATATACTATTTCATTATCTTCATTTTCATATAATACTTCGTAGCACCCTCTCATACCAAAATAATCAAATGTTAAATCAAAAAATTCTGTTGTATCATCATTATATTTACTTATATAATCTATTAATGCTTTTAGTTCTTCATCTTTATTTGCATCTGTATTAAAAACTTTATTAAGTAATTTCTTGATTATATTCAATTTTGTTGGGTCTGATATTTTTTCAACATCATATACTGGTGCTTTTCCTGCAAAATACCCTGTTACCATTGAATTAATATAATTTTCAAATGCGACTTTTATTTTATTATCATCTAAACTTACTAGCTCTGAATAATCTGCTTTTCTTCTTATTCTTTCATATAGTTGTTTTCTTGCATTCCATTCTTTATCTGCTAACATTAATATTTGTGCTACACTATTTTCATTTTCTAATGTTTCTGGATTCCACTGTATCATTTTATTTCCTCCTATATTGGTTTTATATAACCGAATTGTATTGTATTTGGTCTTGGGTGTTCATAAACTCCAGTTAAGCAATCTTCAGCATCATCATGTTCGTTTTTCCCAGTTCTCACATAATGTTTTAAATGTCTAGCAAATTCTGGCCATCTATCTTCCCAGTTTATTGGGAAATAAATATTATTCATTACTCCAGTCGAATTACTTAATATTCTTGCAATTTTATTTTCGCCTTGATGAAACCAATTTACTTTTGTGTGAGTATTTTTCAACTGCTTCAATTCTTTTTGAACGTTCCTTGCAAACCCTCGTCCACCATTGTTACTTTCTATATTTGCATTTCCAACATTATCTTTAGTTAGCATTTTTGCCACTGCTGGTTCTGTTACTTCCATTGGTTCTTGTGTAAAAATAACATCTAAAATATAGTATTCGTTATTATACATTTGATAATCTATTGAGCACAAATAATCATCACCTTCGTCTGCAGTATCTGTATAATTCATAACATAATGTGCTGGTGGTAATTTTTCATAAGTTTTAAACGATGTATATAATCTATTTTTTACATCTATTGGTTCTTGCTGATAATTAGCATAAACAATATCTTTATTCATATTTTTGGTTTTAAACTCATAGTCTTCTTTGCTTAATACATCTTCACACAACATTGAGCCATCTTCTTGGACTGCTTTGTAATTTATATGTCTTACATTAGAATAATTTTCTAATATATATCCTGCTAAATCATTACTAGACCATCTTGTCATAATAATTATTAATTTAAATCCATTTTCAGTTCTTGATAGCATTGTATTATTAAACCAGTCTATATGATTTTTTAATGTGTTTTCGTTATAAGCTTCTTTTGCATTTTTTATAAGGTCATCTATTATCATTATTGTACAACCAAAACCTGTTGCTGTACCTGTTGGTGATGTTGCTAAATAATTTGATACTTTACTACCAGCCAATGCCCACTTTTTTTGTGTAGCTTCACCATCTTTAATCCTGGTATTAGGAAATATATCATTATATACAATTACACCTTCTGTTTTTTCAGAGGCTATTGTGTCTCTTACCGATTTTGCAAATGAGCTTGACAAATCTTCGTTGTATGATCCTGTCATTATTTTTTCATTTGGATTTGTTCCTAATACCCATTCTACAAATTTTCCAGCAGTTCTGGATTTTCCATGTCTTGGTGGCATATTAATTACACATACTTTTTCATCGCTCTTATAAATATCTTTTAATTGATAGCATAAATCTTTTAAAAAACCTCGTTCTTCTTTATAAAAATCAGATGCAGTTAATTTACAATACTCAAAAAAATCACGTCTAGCTAATTCTAAACGTGCTTGTTTTTTTAATTCTTCTCTTATATCATTATTCATTTAATATCTTTCTTAACTCTTCTGTTGACATTCCTGAGAATGGATTATTAACTTCTCCAGATATATTGACTTTGTCTTGTGGTTTTTCTCCTATTGTATCTCTAATGGTTTCAAATGCTTTAACATTTCCACTTAAAGCTTCTTGTATAAGTGAAAAACTTATTTTTTCTTGTATTGTTTTATTTTCTACTTTAGTTTCTAGCAATACTAACAGCTCTTCTCTTAATGTTTTTCTTTGTGCTCGTGCTTCTCCAGATTTTATTCCACCATTTCTTCCTCTTTCTCTTGCTTCTCTCTTGGTTCGAATAGGTTTTAAATTCTTTTCGTTTGCCATATTATCACCTTCTACTCTTTACAGAACCCTTTTATTTTTATTTGTTTTTCTTTTCTAAAGTGCACTTATCATTATCTGTTTTTATTTCTACATAAATAGATTTGTAGTTTATATTTTCAATTAAATTACTTATTCTATTTAATACTGTACTTTCTTTCACTTTTACACTCCTATAATAGAATGCATCGTTCTGTGATTTTTCAAAAAGTCTTTTGCACTTCAGTATGTTAAACCTTTTTCTTTGCACTTTTTTATATAATCTTATGTTTAATGGAGCTTTCTGTAAGACTTGAACTTACTATTACGCTTTACAAGAGCGTTGTTTTGCCAGTTAAACTAAGAAAGCATATACAGGAATTGCACAATACCAGAAGAATTTAAACTTTTCTTCCAGTATTTATACAATACCAGAAACCTTTTCTACTCTTGGTAGATAGGTGATTTATTTCACAACCCTTTAACTATAGGAATAGTTAGTAGCTGTTGAAAACTAATTCAATTCTATACATTTATTCTCGAATTTTTTATAAGCATCGAAATACAATTCTTTTTTATCTCCATTGTATGTGCATTCATAATACATACCATCAAATAAAGTTGTACTCAATAATGCTTTATGGTTTTGTAATGTTTTACAATACCAAACATCAAATACCTCAAACTCTGGAATGTTATCACTCTTATCTAAATGCTCTTTTGCATATTCCTTCACTATTTCTTTACTTTTTTCAATAAATTCTTTGCTTCCCATATTATTACCTCCTAAATATTTAAGTCCATTATTGCTTTACTTCTCTGTGCTGTTATATTAACCTTATTATCCTTGTATGCCATTCTTTTAATTTTCCCCTTATCTGGTTTGTAATCTGGGCAATATAACTGTAACATTTCTTTTGTTTGTATTATTACTGCTCCTTTGTCACAATTTCCACAACAGGTAATACATAGATGTTTTAACATGCTTTCTGTTAATTTACACATATACAACACCTCTCTTTTGTTTTTTAAGTAAACACTATGCAATTATATATTGGTTTGGACAATTAGCCACTTTGTCCCTTGCAAATATTAATACCAACCTATATAACTAGCAATTTGCATTTAGTTATACAAATGACCTTATCGGTAATTCTTTTTATATATAACTGCATAGTGTTTGCTTTTATTTACTAGGAACTCCTATGCTAGAATGGAGTATTGCCTTGCAACCTAGATTTATAATTTTCTTCCGCAAAAACTACTAAAACGCTGTTTGCTATCGCGAACCAGTAAAACGCTCTTTTTAATTTCATATCTAGCATAATAAAAGAGTAAATGTAGAGAACTTAACTAGAATATTCTCTTGTATATTTATTTAGAAAGGAGGTTCTACTAATAGAACTATATTAATTATCTAGTATATTAATATCTAATAGAAAAATAGAGCTAAACATTTAATGTTCAGCTCCGCAAAAGTTTTATCTTTTTCTCTCTATTATAATTATAGCACTTTCAAATTCAAATTACATCCAAATTTTATCACAATTTTATCACAATTTTTCAGTCTATCCCTGTATTAAGAATATCTAACATGCTTCTTAATGCATTGTCTCTTATATTCAATAATTGATTTATTGATTTTGGCTTTTGAAACTCTTCATAATACTCATTTGCTACATAATCCCATTTTGATTTACGCATATAATATTCCTTTACGATAAATTCTTCTTCTCCAGATAATTGGTTTAATAAATTTTTTACTCTTACTACTTTTTTATCTAAAATTTCTTTATCCTTTTTTAATCTTTCTATTCTTCTTTTCAGGTCTTCTCTATCTTCTTTATTTATATGGTTCATTTCTCTATTATAATTTATAACTGTATTAAGTGTCTTGTCTGATGTTTTATTTGTTATGCTTCTTGGTATATCTGATAGAACCTGTCCTTGCAATTGCATTCCTTCTATAACACTCTCTTTTGTATCATTAAAAACTGTTCCTGCATAACATAATCTTTCTTCATACTCTTCTTCTTTTAATTCTATTTCTGTAATTTTTGCCTCATTCTTCAAATGATTTCTAAGCATTACTTCTAAATCTTCTTTTATGTATTTCAATTTTCATTTCTCCTTTCTTTTTCTACCACTCTTTCGTATATCCCCAATTTTTCTTGAATTTAATTTTAAAGCCTTTTTTCCTTAATCTGCATATATTTACTCTAAGAGCTTCTTTTGTAAAATATTTCTCCATGTTTTTATAGCTACATTTGTTATTTTCTAGTGCATTTAATATTCTAGTTTCTATTAAAGTACACATGTATTTACCTCCGTTATTGATTTTATTTGCATTTTGTTGTAAACACCAAAATCGTTTATGTTACTTGCTTTTTAAAATATTGTTTTATTGCTTCTGTGGTTAATACATTGAAATTTTTATCTATTAGAACCTCTTTTTTTGCAATGTATTTTGCCATTAGTTCTATTATCTTGTCTTTTTCTTCTATCATAGCTAAAACATTTTTTAAATCTGATACGAAAACAGATATTCCAATATTTTTTTCACATTCTCCTATCAATATTTGTCTTTTAAGTTTTTCCAGTGATTCTTCTTGTTCTTTTGTCATATGTTAGTCCTCCTTCAATTTTCTGCCACATTCAGGACAATAATTTATATTCATTTCTGCTATTCCATCTCCATAAGCTCGTATTTTTGTTTCTCCATGAATTTTTTCTATTGCTAAATTAACCCAATTGCCTTGAATTTCATACACTTCGTTGTTTTTTAATCTTTCGCATATTTTACACTTTTTTATTTCATCCATCCTAGTTCCTCTACTTTCTTATTTATTGCTTGGAGTTCTTGCATATCTAATGCATCATTGTCACTCTGCTGTTTTTTCTTTCACTCCGTGTGGACAATCACTACAATAGTCTGCACTTGCTTCTTTACACATTTTGTATTGTTTTTCTCCTTTTTCACATCTATACACTATGTATCACTCCTCTTCTTTTTCTTAAACTTTTGCCTTCTTCTTTCTTCTCTATTTCTCGGCTTTGGGTTTTCAGCTTCATATAATGCTTCTAATTTTAACTTTTGTTCCTCTGTTAAATTCTTTCCTGTGTATTTGTACATATCTATTCTCCTCCTAATAACTCTGGATTATCGTATATTTCATTTAATCTATCTTTAACTTGTTTCCAATTATAATTTAATTCTTTTGATATTTTGTTTATCGAATATCCCTTTTGATATAAATTCCATATTTTTTTATATGAAATATCTTTTCTGGTAAAATTTCTCTTTGTTCCTAGCCTTTTATGATTAGTCATTCTTATTATCTCTTTTTGTTTTTCTGATATTGTCTTGCCTTTATTATGTTTGCTCTGATGTGTTGTCATAAATATGACAGCTAAATTTTCCTTTCTAGCATCTAATTTATTTTCATTTATATGATGAACAAAAAAATATGTTGGCAACTTGGTATTTAACCAGTAACTCATAAGCAATCTGTGTATGTGAACTTTTTCTTTTCCAATAGTTACTGCAGGGTAATTCCCATGCATATATATTTTCTTTATGCTTTGAACAGGATTTTCTGCATACCATAATATGGCTTTTTCTAATTCTTCACAATCTACTATGCAATCACATATATTTTTAAACTTAATTGCTTTTTGTATTTTTACTGTCATTTAATAAATCACTATCCTCCCATACATTTCCTATTACTTCTATATCATCATAATCTCCAAGTGGTTCTGCTTCATTTACTATACTTTCTGTATTTATGATTATATATCGTATGCTCTAAACTTTATCTCTCTATTCATCTTCTCCTCCTACCAATTTCCAAAACTTTTCTGCTCCATAGTCATTTATAAGTATTTTTCTTAATTCTGTTAACTCTATTTCTTCCAAGTCTTGTATATTATGTTCTTTGCAAAATTTATTTGTTCCAAATGAGCATGCTCCTGTTATTGCTCTATATTGACTTCTTGTTACTTTTCCTGTCTCTTTTATTTTTGCTACTATCTCATCTGTGTTTACCTTGTCCAATTTCTTTAATGTTAAATCTTCTACCGCTTCTCTTATTGTGTAACCATGTGCCGTTAATCTACCTTCTTTAGCAATATAAATTGGCTTTGTTTCATCACTTAAATATATGTCGTCTATATCTACTGCTTTGATTATTTTAATATTATCTCTTTTATGCTCTGATAAATTAATTGTCCATATATCGTCATAATTATCTACTGGATAAAATTCTTTTTTCCATAGCATGTAATATGTATTAGATTTAAGTGTTTTTCCGTTGTGGTCTTTAAATTCCTTATTTCCTATCTGTGCTGATTTTGCATATATCGGTATAATGTTGTTTTCTTCATCTTTTCCGTATTCTGCAAGTGAAATCCATGTACCTTTTACTGCTTTTATAATTCCTTTGTATCCACAATCAAAACATATTGAGTTCTTGCCACTAATAACATTTTGAGCACCGTATCCACTACTTGCATTTTTAGCATAGTCTCCACTACTTGCATTTTTAGCATAGTCTCCACTACTTGCATTTT